TAGCAGATGCCGGACAGACAATCGCTGAAAACGAAGGGGCGATTCTTCTATTCCGCAGGACTGGTGCTACCACAGTTACCGTTTACACGATAGGAGCATAATGGAGATAACTAAAGAATACCTAGAACGGAAAATACAAGAATACAAGCAGACAGCAGAATTAATGAAAAATAATGCCAACGCTTGTATGGGTGCAGTTCAGGCACTGGAAAACCTAATCAAAGAAATAGAAAAGCCTGCCTCTTAAGCAAGGGTAGGTCATTCTCCTGGGGTGGTGGTGAAAACGAGAAGTGGCGTAATCTCACAAACCAATGGCGAAAGTGGGGGTATTAAGGTAGTACATCTTTTGCCCCATAACACGGGTGGGACTAGACACCTACCACCACTCTAACATATTACAACGCATTGCAGAATCTATACCTATAAGGAAGGTGTAAAATGAATTCAAGATATAAGAGTGATTTACAGGTAGTCAAAGGGGCTAGGGAAGCGGGATGGTTATTTGGTAAACCTGTTTTACAATGGGGTGGCTCTGGACTAGCCGGATGGTCAAAGACTAATACCTTATCACAGAATCAAAAGGGTTCAGGGTATACGGCTGACCTTTACGGAGGCGCACAGTCTGGCGATGATTGGGCTGCCCTTTATCTTCCCGTAAATGAACTCCCTATAACTCAACTAGACGAATTGCAATGGTCATGGTATCAGACGGCTACCGAAACAATGGGGTTAGGTACTGTTATCTGGATGCATGACCCCGATGATTTTGATAAACGTGCTGAAGTAACTCAGGTAGGCGGTGCTGCTGGATTAGATAAAGCTGCGGGCTGGAACTCACATGAATTTGACTCTACTGTTACCCAGATGTTCTTTTATGGAGAGAATACTACAGGAACAGCCTTAACGGCAGGGACTCAATACACATGGGATGAATTTCAAGCTGATACTCTTTTCAAGGACTGGGTAGTTTACAGAATTTCATGGGACTGGGGATGGGAAGCAGCAGGGACTTTTGAGAGTGCCTATTTAGCAGAGATTAAAGTTAATGGTGTATATATCTCGTTAGAGCCTCAACCTGGCGAAAGATTAGGTTTTGAAACTAAGACAGTATTTGCAGCTACCCCTAATCCGTCTACTACTAAAGCTACTCATATTACCCCGATTACAGGGCATAGGGTTAGAGTTCATTCTATCTTCATGAATACGGCTTCTAGTACGGCAGCCCAGTTTGAAGTCTACTTTGGGACAGGTGCGAACATAACCACAACACCTGCTAATGCTATTGCGGCCTGCACACTAGACACAGATACACAGGCGTTTGAGACTGTTCAATTTGGGGATTATGCACCGATAGGTGCGGTTGACGCAGTAGTCTCTACCAGAACTTCAGCAGATATAACCACTAATGGGAATTTCTGTATTGTTTACCATGAGGAATAACATGGAGTATAAAACTAGAACTTAAATGTCCTCAATGCGGGTATCACTATTGGGTAGAATCTTATAAACCAATAGAATATGAACTATGTCCTATGTGTGGATGCTTTAAGCCAATAGGTGAATTTATATGCCATTTGAGCAACTAAAGAACATAATTGATTTCAATAAAGAGCAAGCAATGCTTCACCCCATAGATGAGGACTTAGAAAATAATCTTTGCCCTTATGATGCCTGGGAGTTAGATATAAACTCTGAAGGTTATCGCTCGTGTCCTATCTGCGGGCGAATATGGAGAATATAAATGTTTGGAAGTTATGCTAATATATCTGATGTTAAGGGTGTTCTTGGTATAAGTTCTACTACGGATGATACTGTAATTCGGAAGATAGTAGAAGCCTCTAGTCGGTCTATTGATTCGTATTGCAACCGTATCTTTGCCGTACAATCAACAACTAAATACTTTGATGGTGCTGTAGAATTATACGTTCCGGACTTACTCTCTATTACAACTCTCAAGACAGATGAAGATGGCGATTATGACTATGATAATACCTACGAAACAACCGATTATATTCTCTACGGAGTAGGGATAGAGGATACTCTAAACACCTATCCTAAAACAAGAATAGAGATTGACACTAACGGAGATTATTCCAGCTTTGCTTCGGGATATAAAAAGGGTGTTCAGATAGCCGGAGTGTGGGGATATGGTGATGGCATCTCGGCTACGCCTTATATCTCAGACACTACAACTAACGAGGCACTAGACACTAGCGAAACAGGAGTAGATGTAACCTTAGCAACTAACCTATCAGCCGGTCAATTAATCCTGGTAGAATCAGAACAGATGTATATTTACTCTGTAGCTTCTACAACCTTAACGGTAGAGCGTGGGGTAAATGGCACTACGGCGGCTACACACGACACGGCCAAGACTATTTACATTTATCAATACCCTTCAGACATACGCCAGGCGTGTATAGATTTAAGTGTAGCTACTTATCAGAATAGAAGCAAACAAGGATTACAGTCAGAAAGAATTGGAGACTACTCTTATACGATAGCAGGGACTTCACTAGGTAAGAGTATGGTTGAAAGTATTTTAGAATCTATTCGAAGTTATAAGAGGATGAGGTTTTAGGGGGTTTCTTTTAATTTACTTACTAACCCAATAGTAAAACATCCTATATCAAGTAAATATGCCTTGCCATTCATTTTATAAGTCCAGATAGCACCATGCCTTAGACCATACCAGTTACGCATAAATAAATATTCTAGTGGTCTAATATGGAAAACAAATCTCATCTTCTTTACTCCTTAAGATATTGCAACTGTTGCACAATGTCTTTACTCGGTTTGGTCTTTGAGGATATCTGATAAATGAATAGTTACCCAAGAGAAGTCATTATTATAACACTCATCATCAATGCCCATTTTCTCATTGACTTCTGTTTGTAACACTTCTGCTTTAGAGCAAATTTCATTAGCTTGTTGAAGAACCATGATTTCAGCCTTAGATAGTTTTAATGCCCATGCCCTAAAATCTTCTCCTGATATTTTATAATACCATTTACAAATGGGGTCTGTCTTATCAACTATTCTCATATTATCACCTCTTAATTAGAAGTATAGCACACTCCAAAGTATTTGTCAAGTCTTTTTAAGGAAATATTTTAATGTCAATATCTAATAAACAGAAACGGGCTATCGAGAAAATAAGTGGTAGACATTGTGATTCTTTTGACGATGTAGCCATTAACTCATACTTCAAGGAAACAGATAAAGGAATAAAGACTAATTGTTCTCATCCTGACTTTATTACCCTAATGGAATACCATCGGCAACATCCTGTAACTATTGAAGCATGGAAGGAAGATTTTAGAAAAGGGTTGTTATTTTTATGGGATTTTCTCTTGCCTGAATATCCTAAAGTATATATTCTACACGCCTTCCAGGTATTTGAATCAGAGATGAAGTATATTCCTAAATGTTATAGAGAGCATCCTTTATGTCCAGAGGAATTTAATGATATCTAGCGGACTTTTAAATCAAACATTAACACTGCAATCGTATACAGAGACTGCAGACGGGCAAGGTGGCGTGGTTGAAACCTGGGCTGATACTGGTTCTTTCCGAGGCAGGATTAGTTCTCTTTCGACCGAGGAACGAATAGCACAAGATAAAGAGCAGGCTTTTTATACTCATAAGATATTTTGTGACCCTATGAACGTCACTCATAAAGACAGAATTAAATGGGGAACTTATTATTTCGAGATAGTAGGAATAACAAACCCTTCTGAATTGTATCATCATTTGGAGATAAAAGCGAGGGAGTTAGTTGGCTAGTGTATCAAAAAGTGGTGTAAAGATATACTATCATGTAGCCCACCGAGACGGGGAGGGTAATCTTATCGCAGTAGCTGTTGATGTTCAACCACCCACACCGCCGCAGTGTTTGTCTCTTAGATGTGTAGTTAGATTCATGTATGATAGTCTCTTTAGTCTCTTACTAGCGTCTTATCATAGGAGACGTGTTTACTACGCAGAACATAATAGACACAAGAAAATACTCGAAAGAT